ATCAGGTTTATCTTTAGGAGAAAAATGACCTAATATAGTTTGAATAAATGCTTTTTTAACATCTTTATTTACTTTAGGCATTTAACACCGCCTTTGGTATTGCCTGACAGTTCCAATGTATAAATCTAAACGGCTCATAACCCATATCAACCACGTATTGATGTGGTAAATATGAGGGAAAGAATATCATTGACCCTGGTTCTACCTTATAATTTATTTGAGTACTTGCATAAGTGACTTGTAATTTGTCTTTTTCTGGTAAACCATTCATAAGATTGCCTGGTCTAGGATCTTCAAATACAGGTAGTGATGTTTTCTCACTTGCCTTTAGAAAATAAAAACCTGATATGTGACCATTCCAATGTGTATGTAATGTGTGATGTCCACCACCGTTTTTAGCAAACTCTTGTACCCACATTTCTGTTGTGAATACTGAATAGTCTTTTAGATCATAACCCATTTCTTCTAATAGATTGTGTGATGTTGCACCTATGTAATCTTGTAATTGTTTAAAATTAGGATCGCCAACTAATGATGTTGAATGAAATACATTACCCATGTCACCTTTATCACCAAATTTTTTATTTTTTTTATCTATATCTTTTTTTAAATTTTTCTTTGATGTTTCAATATATGAATCAGAAGCCTTGTTTAAATTATCTACAAAATTAGGTTCTTTAGTAAACCATATGGGACACTTAAAGTATTCTTCTCTAAATAATTGTTTAGGAAAACTTAATTTACTTTTTTTAATCTTTGTTTTTTTCTTTTTCTTCTTCATTATATACTCCTATCTAAATGGATATCCTAAATTCCATATTACTAAACTGTTTCTCTCACCCTTTGTTACTGGACATACCCTATGCCACACAAAACTAGGAAATACAACCAAAGATCCTTTAGGTAATATTTCTTTACACTTAATTTTTTTATTAGGTTTATCTGGATCATTTTGTCTAAAATCAAATTCTAATTCACCGCCTTTGTAATCTTTAGGATCTGATAGAGTAACCGTCACAGATAACTTTCTTATCTTACCATGTGAAGGATCGTTTTCGTGTTCTCTAACATAAGGTTTAGCCCAACTATCACAATGCCAATCATAGTATTGACCTTTTGTATATTTTGTAAATTGACAAGATTCTGAATGATCCCATTCAAAGTTCCAACCTGCATTTACATTGGCTGCACGAATGTAAGGTTGTATCTCTTTATAAATCCATCTTTCACTCATCCAAACAATATTAGAATCTCTTTTTATTTTTAAATCTTTAATTTCTTTTTGATTTAATGGTCTATCACCGTATCCACCAGTCAATGCCATTTGATCTTGTAATTGACGACCATATTTTGAAATATCATCACAGATATGTTCTGGAATTGCTGATTTAAAGTACCAATAATAGTTTGTTAGATTCATTTTAGATCACCTTCTTTTATTATCAATTTGTATTATAACATATTTATAATACTTTGTAAAGCGTATTACTATGCCATTGATACAGTCAATGTACCTGAAGCAGTAAATTTAGCAATTTTATCTCCGCCTGGATGAGTTGAAAAAGTAGTAGCAGCACAAGGACCACCAGAAAATGCAACAGCACTTGGACCTCTAACTACTACGATACCTGATCCGCCAGTGTTATTACTTAAATTGTGATCTCCACCAGCACCACCACCAGTGTTAGCGCCTCCATTAGTAGAAGTTGTGGGGGGACCTGAGTGAGAACCTTGGGCATTATAAACACCACCATTACCTCCACCACCAGCACCACCATCACCACCTTCTCCTGTTAGATATGAAGTACCACCGCCACCACCAGCATATGATGTATTAGGACCTAAAATTGTATTTGGTGCTCCTGCACCACCATGTCCACCTCTACCTGCAGTACAACTGCCAGGATATTGTGGAGTTATATTAGCAGCGTTACCACCAACAGCAGTGGCACCTCCACCACCACCAGCAGCAGCTCTTCCTGATAATCCAGATGATCCTTGTAATCCTGTTCCTCCATTATTACCTTGAGGTGGACTTACTGGAGGGGTATTACCATTTCCATACTGATTATCTGGTTGACAATAAGGTGAAGCACCACCTCCTGAACCTCCTGGTCTAGCAGCTTCATTTCCTGGTCCACCACCAGCACCACCACCTGTTGATGTAATTGTTGATGACATCGCTAAAGATGAATCACTTCCATCTCCATTTGGTCCATCACCAACACCACCTGCACCGACTGTGACTGTGTATGTTCCTGTTAATTCACTTCCTAATGCTGATCCTCTTAATGGACTAGGTCCATAACCAGTAGCTCTGTAACCACCTGCACCTCCACCACCACCATAGTGTCCATAACTTCCGCCGCCTCCAGCGACTACTAGATAGTTTAAATCTACATTTAAAAATTCTTGTCCATCAGGCCATGTGCCTGATTTTTTAGCAGCAAATTGACTTCTTAAATTCCATACACCACTTGCTTTGTTTAATTCTCTTGTAATAACTATTCCTGAACCACCAGCTTTACCTGCAAAAGTTCCTCCAAAATTACCAGAAGAGGTTCCAGCACCTCCACCTCCACCTCCAGTGTTAGCTGTTCCTGCTACAGAGTTTGGAGAAGAACCTCCTTCATTATCACCTCCATTAGCACCTTTACCTCCACCACCAGCACCGCCAGCAGCTCCAGCAACCCCAGGATTATTGTAACCTGCAGTAGCACCGCCACCTCCTGCAAAAACTCCACAAACACCACTACCTGTTCCATAGTCTGAACTTACATTTAAACCTGCACCTCCAACACCACCAGTACAACCACCGGCACCACCAGCAGCAGAAGCTCCACCGCCACCGCCACCAAATTTTACTCCACCAGAAGAACCTGGCATATTACCACCATCATTTCCTTGACCATCTGTTCCACAACCTTTTGTTCTTGCAGCTCCTGGACTTGCTCCAGCTCCACCACCTGAACCACCTGATCCTGCAGTAGAAGAATTTGCGTCACAAGCTCCACCTCCACCACCACCAGCAGATGAAAGAGTTGTTATTCCAGCAAAACTAGATGTTGTTCCTTGTGTTCCAAGATTTGCACCTGGTACAGTTCCTCCTGCACCACCTCCACCAACAGTTGCAGTATAAGCTGTATTTCCTAAAACTGGTACTTCTTGACTTTGTAAACCTCCAGCACCACCTCCACCACCAGATCGTGAACCTCCACCTCCACCACCAGCTACAACTAGAGATTTAACAAGTCTAGTTCCTGGTTGTGTTGTAAGATTACCTGTTGATGTTTTAACGGTTTGTTTACACTTTCCAAAAGAAGTACGATTTATTTTACCTGTGATACCGCCATTGGTTCTAGCCATTTAAATTTCCTATGCCCAAGCTGAACCATTCCAATCATAGACTGTTTTAGTTTCTGCGTCATCATTGGATTTAGTTGCTTCCCAACCTGTATTGTTGTCAGCGTTATATTTTGTTTCGTTCCATGTAATTATGTAATACCATGAAGGTGTATCTTCACCATCATCTACAACAGATGGATAAGTGATTGGTGATTTCCAATCATCGCTATCATCTAATGCCCATGAGGCATAAGGTTGTTGTACTAAAAATTTGTTTTTGGATGCATTATAGATCATATCCATACCTGCATATTGTTTTCTGAAATTATTATTATATGATGTCTGTTTCCATGTTCCACCACCAAAGAAATTTACACACCATGTTTCACCATCGGCGTGTTCATCTGAAGGTACAACGTCATTAGCGACAACTACTACTCTCTTTACAACTAAATGTGTATCAGAAGTAAAACCTGTCGGGTCTGTCTTTGATTCTAATTCTGCAAAATGTGCCATTGTTTATTTTCCTTTTAATTGTTTATTACTTGTTTAATACTATTTATATGTTCTTATCCGTTAGACCAAGTGCCTGCTTTGACATTATCATAAACGTCATTTATTGACCAAACGCCTGGTGCAACATTATGAGTTGGATGTGCAGCTGCTTGTTTTACAATAACGACACCTGAACCACCTACACCAGCAGCAGGGTTAGCGTTATTTACGCCTCCGCCTCCACCACCTGTGTTAGCTGTACCAGGTGCTGTTGGGGGTGCACCAGGACCAGTTAATTCTCCTGTTCCTCCACCACCAGGACCACCTGCACCGCCAGCGCCTCGACCGCCTCCGCCGCCACCAGCAAAAACTCCACAAACACCAACACCAGTACCAAATACTGGACTTGCGTCTGCACCATTACCACCATTACCTGTACAAGGATTTGCTGAAGCAGCAAGACCTGCACCACCAGCACCGCCGCCGCCTCCTGCTTTAAAACTAATAGAACTAGGATATGGATTTCCAGCTCCACCATCATTACCTTGACCACAAGTTCCTGATCCACCAGCAGCAGGTGGATTGTTGTGACCTGCACCACCTCCACCAGAACCACCTGGTAGACCATTTCCTATATCTCTAGGACTAGGAGAAGCACTTCCTCCTCCACCACCACCTGCAGTAGATAAAGGTGTTCCTGATCCGAAAGTTGTATTTGAACCTGTTGTACCTCTAGTACCAGGACTAGGACTTTTTCCTCCAGCACCACCAGCTCCTATTGTCACAGGAACTTGACTGGCTGGGATAGGATGACAGTTAGTTAGTTTATAACCACCAGCACCACCTCCACCGCCGTAGCCTCCGCCACCGCCGCCTCCAGATACTACAAGAACACTTGCTGTTCCTGGTCCGTGACCTGGTGTGCAATAGTTTCCAGATGAAGTGAATACAGTTTGATAATCACCTCTTGAAGTTGTTTGTACAGGTCCTATGATTCCGCCATTTGCCATAGCTGATTAGATTCTCCCTATATGTTATTAATCTGTAATTTCTTCGTAGGAAACGAAATAAGTTAAATCACTATTTGCTGAAGCCGTGACTGCTAACTGATCTGTTTCATCTAAATAGATTGGATT